AACAACCACATTACCTGTAATTGTTAGATTTGGTACTGTAACCGTTCCTGTAAAAGTAGGAGAAGCTAAGTCAGCTTTAGTCGCGTTAGCTGTTGCAATCGCGTTAAACTCAGTATCAAACTCACTACCACGAATAACCTTGCCACTATCTCCAGAAGGTAAACTGTCCTTAGCGGTAAAGTTTGTTGTCTTTGTATAATTGCTCATACTGTTTTACCTATTAATGCTAATACGTTAATTTCTTGGAGAGACAAGGCAGAGCCGTTTATTTCAGCCTCCATGCCAATAGTTATTACACTTCCATTCCCTGTGCCTGACACAGAGTTTCTAGTAGTTAGTTCTCCACCTGTATATTCACCTACAGCAAACTCGTCTATACCAAATAAAGCTGGTGCTTGGTTTCCTACAGAAAAAGTATAAGTTTTAAAGGCTGTTTCAAAATCATAAGCCCACTTCATAAATACCGTAGCACCACCAGCACCAACAATAGTAGGTTTTACTTTTTTAAGTAACTTAATTTTTGAAGGATCGCCAAAGGTCAAGCCCGGACTGTAGTACCTAAACCGATACGATGAAGTATTGTCCTTAAAACCTGAATACTGACCAAGACCGTCAGACGTACCAATGTACAACGTACCATCTGCTTTACGCTCAAACGATTTATGACCAACAGAAGGCCAACGAGTAACTCTATAAGCTCCGTTTTCTAATGCTCCTTTAAGATCAAAACAATAAACAGTAGATTGACCGGGAAATGCAATTAGATAAAAAGAGTTCTCAGGACTGTACACAGAAGCTGTAGGTTCGCTTCTAGCTTGAATCACTTCAATTAACTCTGTCTTAATATTTAAACTAAGATCAGATATAGGAAGAGACTTTTCTTGGATAGTACGTCCAAGGCTTCTCAAACCTGAGTTAGACATAAACAATACATCTGTACCAATGTGTTGTACAGAGTTTCTACAGATGCACCCAACGCCTGCAATAGTATCTGCTATCGCCATGCTTGCAGGACTAGAAGCGCCTGAATACACAATAATACTATGCTTACCAAAAACAATTAGTAAATCGTTGTGAGCAGCTAACGCTCTTACTTCATCATAGCCATCAGGCCATGCTTTAGATACATCTATAGAACCACTGGAACCACCAGTAAAAGCACTGCCGTCTAAAAGGTCTGACCAGTATATTGTCTGGCTGTCAGTTGCGTTGTCTACAATCCACAAACGACCATAAGCCGCCAAAGCCTCGTGACATTTAAAAGTTGCGTTAGTAGCTCCGCTGTTTGCTACAGTAAATGTACGTAGTCCTGTAGCGTTGTCGTACACCAGAGGATCGTACCCACGCTGAAAAAAGTACGCCTTGTCATTAAAGTTTACAATTTTCCAGTTGTTGCCTGTAATTGTGTATGATCCGGGCGTAGCGTCAGTCAGGGTAGTAGTCCCTGTCATAATCTTGTTGTTACCTGCAGTAAATACTACTTCGTTACCTGCGTCATCATAAAAGTAATGAACCTTATGAACATGGTCAGAACCAAGAGCAGTCTTGTTTGTAGTAATTACAGAAATACCTTTACGCGCAGCGATACGACCACGCTTGTCAATAACAGCGTTATCTGCAACGTCTGCAAATGAAGGGTCTTGTGCAATCGGAGAGTCTTCCGTATTGACGCCCTTAAACGCAGGAGCAACTAAGTTAATACTTGTAAGTGGCTGTGCCATACGTATTCCTTACGGAGTGTACCAAATAACTTCTTCAGGGTGCTTTTGTGCGTCCAGCGCAATCGCATCAGACAAATACTTATCAGCAATGCCAAAGTATTCAGGCGCTGATGTACCGCCTGTCTCACCCCGCTCACGCGCTAAAAGAGCTACTGCCGTGTGAATAACAGGCTGACTAGGAATAATCAAGTCATCTGTGTCAGCACTTAACTCGTCGTTACGCAATATACAGTTAAACCGGAGAGTATAAGCAGCGTCTGGTTTGGGGTAAACGTCAATCTGAGTATCACCGTTAGAGTTTACTCCATTAAACGTATAAAAACTTGGCTCACCAGAAACAGGAGTATTAATTAAATACTGGTCATCAAACCATGCCTGCGGTTGATACTGCATTGTTAAGTTCGATGAGTCGTTAATAGCGTGAAGAACTTTAATCTTGTTCTGTGAGCCTGTAAGTACATAGTTAAAGACATCAGCACTTGTTGTTACCGTAAGCGTAGTTCTAAGTGCAGACCAATCCCACGCAGACTCCACAAGATTTTTAGCGTCATTAACAAAGTCACCTACCATAGCGCCGTAAGTAGTATTAGAAACAGACGTAACCTCATCTTCACGTAGGCGTCTAAGTACACTGTTTACTAAATTTAAATAAGTCATACTTTTTTACCTGTCATCATACCACCAAAAACATCTGCTATAAGAAGATTGTTAAGTACTTTAGCGTAGTCTACTTTAGGAGTTTGGGCTATTTGCATAGCTTGAGGTGCTGCGTAATTAAGACCCATAGGAGTAGAAGGAGAAAAACTACTTCCTCCACTGCTGTTACCACCGCTCATCATGCCTGAAGAATTTAAACTCGTGTCCGTACTTTCTATAGTACTAGATGAGTCATTATCTATATCTGTGTCACTAGATGCGTCTTTAACAGAACCGTCATAATCAGGATCATAAGGGCCGGCTATTTGACCACCACCACCAAATACAATCTGTCCCTCTTCTGGCTCTGGCTGAGGATCACCTTCAATGTTGACCCATCCCATCTGGCCTAAAAAGATCCACTTTCCTTCCTCTCCAGTGTTGGGGTTAGTCGTAAACTGATACTGTCGAGAGAAGTTGCCATCGTGTCCGTACGCACTTTCGGGTGTATACAGGCCATGACGGTTTCTAATCATCTTAACTTGACCGCCGCCTATATTACTGTACTCACCGTACTTTTCAGGCGTAACATCTAGCCAACCGGGAGCGCCAGATCCACTTAAAAACTGAAACGTTCCTTTCTGTCCTGTTTCTGGGTTAATGTCGTATTTACGTCCCGGCTCACCCTGCCAGTAGCCATTTTCATTTTGAGTAAGGCCGGGAACATTATTCAGGTCACCGCCATACTGCTGGTCTAGCCAGTAAGAGCTAAATTGTTTTTGTTGTTGTGGAGTAAGACCGCCACCATATTGCTGTGTCATACGAGCATCCCACGTTTTTTCATCTGATTAGAAATAAGGTTATTTAGTTCACCCATAGCATCTACAGGAGGGCCTGACATTAAACCCGGAACAGGCTGTGCTACATAGCTAAGACCTTGGACTGTGCCTTCATAGCTGCCTATATCAAAAGCAGAAACAGCAGGACTAGTAATTCCATTACCCTCACCATCTCCGTTACCATCACCGCCTTCGCCTTCACCAGTGCCGTCATCGCCTACACCGTCATCCCCCGCGCCTGATTCTCCAGTTCCCTCTGTACCGTTACCATCGGCATCTTCGTCTGCTTCTCCTGTTTCAGTATCTCCTGTACTGTCTGTAGTGCCACCACTGCTGTCATCACCGTCATCACCACCAGTTACTATAACACCACCAGTTCCTTCGTTCTCTAAACAACCGCCTTTAATAACTTCAGTAGTAGATCCACCGTTACCGTCTGCGGTATACACAACTTTGTCACCATTAGGTAAACATTCATAACCTAAATCTGTTCCAGCGGGAGAAGGTTCATAAGAGCTAGTCGTATCTTCTTCTTCATCGTCTGAAGAACCAAATGGAGCATCAGTTCCTCTACCAAATATACCGCCTACTTTGTAAAGAGAATAATCTTCTTCTGTATAATCAGGATCACAAACTTTAGTACCGGAAATTTCAACGCCGTTTTCATCTATTTGGACAAAACAACCGTTACCTATATACTTCCATCTGTACTCAGCCCCTGTTTGCGTTCCAGTTCCGTCAACCTCTTCGCCACCAGTAGTAACTTCTTCGCCTGTTTCATTAACAATTCCAGAGCCTTCGCTTTCCTCGCTATCTGCACTAGCACCTGTATCATCATTACTAGCACTAGGATCTTCAGCAGCACCACCGCCACCCGCTTCAGTGTCCGGGTTGTAGGGAGGAAAAGTTACTCTTACTCCATACGTACTAACATCATAGTCAGACCCACTAGCCATGACAGTCCCAGATTCAGTATGAACAATGTCACCGTTTTCAAGTCTGCTGTAAATAGAAGGTAAGTTAAAAATGTTGTAGGTAACAGTTCCGTCTTCGTTTTCAATACCTTCTGCGTCATCGCCAATAACATCGGTAATGGCTGATGAATCCGTAATATCGTTTGCAAAATTTACAATAAGATTAGTATTTCCTAACGCAGAAAGTTGCTCTGCTCCTGTCATTCCTGCGCCAGTAGTAGTAAGCCAGTTGTTAACTCCAGTAGCAACTTTTCCAACCATGCCTCCAACATTAGCAAGACCGCCGACAATTTCAGCGCCAATGCCTCCTGTTATTGCGCTAATAACAACCGATTTAATTAATTCTCCGACAACAGCCCCGTA